TGTTTTCTTCTAGGACTAATGTAGGATCAGTTGATTCTACTTTTTTGGATTTTGTAGTTTTCTTTTTAACTTCTGTAACTTCAATATTATTTTTAGAAATCTGTCTAGAGATACATTTTGTAGTTAGCTCTCCAGTTTCAGTGTCAACAGTACATTGATATTTAAGAGTTATTGTAAACTCTTCTATAATAGGTTCCATTATTCACCTTCGTTATATTGTTCAATTACTTTAAGAATCTCAGCAACATCATTATCTATTAATTTATCTTCAAACATTCCGATTGGAGTTTTAGCTACATGCTCCCCATCAGTATTTGTTAAGAACTTGTACTCCATTTTATCATCGCCATTAATAGCCATTGCATAGAATACATAGGTGAACAAACCTTCAGGAGTAATTTTCTCATTCAACATTTTTCCAATTGTTTTAAGAGTATATTTGGGATTCATTGCATCACCAACATTCTCACTATGTCCAATGAAAATTAGTTTAATGTCGTCTCGGATAACATCTGCTACTCTAAGAAGATCAGTAAAATCACCTCCAATCTCTGAAAACTTTTGGAAACCTGTCTCTTTACGTCTATCCATGTATTCGAAGCTCATGGAATACTGTGCATCTTCGATAATGATCGTCTTTATCTCAGGACGTTTTGAGCTAATATATTTAACAATAGTAATTATATTAGAAGACTTAGCAGTCTGATAAAGATTACCATCTGGATTTGATTTAGGATCCCATTTAGTATAATTCTTCTTCCATCCTCTCCAAGGAAGAGGTTTAGAAGTTGTAGAAATTATAAAAGTTTCTTTTGGATTGAGGTTTCTTAATGAACTTGACTTACCTTGTCCACTTTCACCTAGAATTAATAGTGTTTCTGCTGCCATTATAAAGTAAATTTAAATTTATTTGTATTTAAAGTTACATCTTCAACAGTCTGTCCAGATTCATAGTCTGGATTATCTTTTAATTTCTCGTAATCATAGATACTATCTGCTGGAGGTAATTCCTTCCAGATATTTATATCGCCATAGTAAATACAAGCATCTTCTACATTACTTTCGCCATATCTAGATTTAATACAAACAATGGAACGGAAATAATCTCCCATTTGTTTAATATCATATCCATTATGTTTGCTAAGTTTGTCATTAGAAGGATTATAAATACCAAGAACTATGTCTGAATCTTCATAAACAGCATTAGTTTCTTTGATATCTGACATCTGTGGTAGGTAAAAGCCTGCCTTACGCCTATCCATAGATGTCTGATCTCTATTAGCCTGCATTATCATAATAGGACTTACAGAACACATGTTTCTAAAAGTCAATAAATACTGTGAACTTAGGTCTATCTCCTGTTTTTTAGTTCTACCTTTACTTGGAAGTAATAAACCTCCATGATCTATAACAATATTGGTGATTAATTTAGGATTATTTGGTATATAAGTCTTTCTAGAATCTGTTTCAACAAATTTACCCATACTTTCCATCTCAGCAGATACAATTGCATATAATCTATCTGCATTTAATGCTTTGTCATAAATATGAACAATTTTCTTGACCTTTTTAAGCCAAGGTTTACATTCTTGAACCTTTTTATAAATATCATCAGGTAGACGATACTTTTTCTTTCTAGAAAGTAACTTTTTAAAAGATACTCTAATACCATACGTTTTAAAAAGATGAGTTGATAATATTTTAGCATATATATACTTAGCTTTCATTTCTAAAGCAAAGAATATACATTTATATCTATCATCTTCCAAATGTTCAGTAATAGCATTATATAAATAAGCAGATAAAATTAATGATGACTTACCTACTCCTGAACCAGCAAACACTGTAGTATAAGTAGATTGAGTATTACCATCAATTATATCTTCTAATTTATCTAATCCTAAAGAATATCCCCAAGATTCACCTTCTCTGCCTTTATCTATTTCTTCAAATAGTTCATCTATTTCATCAATCATAGAAGTTTGACAGAGTCATAGTTAATATTAGCGATATCTCCATTTTTTAATGATTCTAAATCTACCCAGCTTCTATTAATAATAAATGAAGCTAAAGACATGTTTATAACATTATTGTCTTTGCCCCATTCTATTAATTCCATAATATGTTGATGGGTTTCTGGGTTCCAACCGATTGCTTTGCTATATTTAAAATAAGCATCTTCTAGTGAATCGAATTTTCGTGCAACTGTTCTAAGCGGTATTACGTTGCCGCTGATATTACCAAACTGAGGATATGTATTAAAGAGTTCTTTGCCAAGTTCAAAAGAACATTTATAAAGATTCTTTGTAAATATCTTATTCAGTGGAATTTCAGCTGGAATAAATTCACAACCAGGTTTAGGACAGTGATAGGATTTCAAAATTACTCCTTTTTGTTGTAATTCCAAAATTAAATCTCGAAGGTTAATATTACTATTCTTTAATACTTGCATATATTCTCCAAAGAATTTCTCATTATCATCATCTTGAAGTATCAAGAGAGTCTTTACAAATAATAGTTCATTAGGAGTAAGCTTATATTTATTAAGAATAATAAGTTCTTCTTCGAGAGTGGGCATTAAGTTTTTCAAGACAGTTATGGATAAAAATATTATTTAAATATTCATCTATAACTGCAATAGTTTATTACTCTTTCGAGTTGGAATCAATTACATACGGTTCTAAAAATTCATCTCTAAGCTGGTCATATCTATCAAATATCTTATCCCAATCATATACTTGAAGAAGATAGCTTTCGGAATCTTCATTTAAATACATTTGGACTATTTTATCTAATACTAAAAATTCTAACATTTTTTCACTTATCATAACTTTAGTATCTAAATGTAAATTCTTTCAATTTTTTAGCATATGGTTTAGGTTGTTTTCCGGCTAATACATCATATAAACCTTGCTCGTCAATAACAGTATAAGGTTGATTTTTATGACTATTATTAAACCATGAAACTTCAACTGTATCATTTATAATGATATTAAATACTTCTGCTTGCTTATCACCTTCTCTCCTCACAACACGTCCACATTACGTTCTATATAGTTCGCAACACTATATACGTTCTCTTATGAACTGCTATATGTTACCATATAGATCAGACTATATCATCACTTTATAAATAAAGTGCCTACCGTTTCCACTATCATTAACTTATAGTGTACTCTCTTTCGAGATAGTCGTTTCACATTCTTTATAGCTCTGGATTGACCTTTTATAAAGGTTCGTTCCCAGAATTAGGTAGGTTTAAACAGGCCCTATTGTATGTGTTAAGCCTTTGCTGCGATTTTATTTGAGAACTATCAGTTCCAATGATAATACCAACAGATAAATTAGGAATGTCTGCGCCAGAATCACATTTTCTCAGAGTGTGAAGTACTCCTGTAGGAAGAGTTTTAAATTCTTCCATCGTCATTCTTCCTTTTTTCTTAGTATCTTTACCAGAATAAACTTTACCTCCCATACCAATAGATTCTGCCATTTTAATGTTATTAGAAAAAGTAATAATCTTAGAATTAGGTCTAGCTTCAATAATTTTTCTAGTTAATTCTATTTTCTTTGGATGATTATTTATAAATGATTTTCTAAGTTGCATTAATTGCATAAATCTCTGAGAATGAAAAGTAATAGCTTTAAATACAGCTTTTCTTTGTTCTTCAGAACCATTTGGACACATAGCATCTCTCAACTTTGCTTTATTTATAAATCCTTCTTTGCCTAAACAAGACTGAATTACATCATATTTAAAGTTGAAAAACTCATAATGCCCAGTAAATTCTTTAGTATATTCTTTATATTTATCAATATCATCTACATCAATTAGTACAAGATATTCTTTATATAAAGAAACCCAACCATTTACTATACATTCAGTAATTGGAACTGAATCACAGACAGGACAATACTGTTGACATATCTCATGCCGACCATCCAATCGTTCAAGTGTAGCAGTTAAACCTAAAACTAGTTTATACTTAACTTTTACAAACACTTGCGCAAAGGTAGTGCTGAGAAATGAATGCAGTTCGTCTAATATCAACAAATCTACTATCCAGTCTCTAGTAACAACTGTATTAATGACTTGAATCTCACAATTAAGTGAATATCCTAAGTCATCTATTTGTTCTGACCACTGTTCTTTCAAATTAGTAGTTGGAACTACAATTAATACTTTAAGATCTGGTTTCTTAGTTATTAATTTAGACAAAATCATTAAAGCAACACGGGTTTTCGATGATGTTATCGTTAAGCTTTTTATCTTAACTTCTTAATATTACTATTAAGTCCCGCATACATATTTATCCACTAGGGATATTGGACACTCTTGGATAGATTATATTCTCAATTAAGAGTTTCACTATCTATGCTGTACGATGATTCAGACTCTTTAATTTCTGAATTTATCTCGGTATTGTCTATTAACTAGAGTTCCACCGATATTGCCCAATGATAATTTATATAATTGCTTATATAAACGGCATATTTAAATACCAAATCCCGTGGCTCCAATGATAGTATTTTTACCTCCTGCTTTAATCCAATTACTTACACATAGTTGTTGTCTTTCGTCTCTTGTCATAAGATAAAGAGGAGTGCAGGTAACTAGTACCTACACTCCATGTATATTAATTCAGCACGATCCCTTTATAATTAGCGACTGCTTCTATTTTTCTAACCAAATCTTCCCACTGATCAATATGAAAGTTAACTTCCTGTTCAAGACGGAAGAGAACTTTATTACGAAGAGTGACAAGTTGTTCAGTCGTAAGGTCAGAATATTTAGTAGATCTCAGCTTAATCATAGAACGAAACTCACTAAAACTCAAACCACTAGGTTTAATAGTAAGTCTTGCAGTAGGTTTCAAGCCAAGACGTTCTTTAATAATATCTGGTTTCTTACGACGATTACCTTCAGCATCCTTCTCATTGCAATCACGCAATTCTGCAGGAGTGAGGTAAATACCCATATTTAAAATAAAGTTATAAGTAATATGTGTAGTCTGAAGAGTTCCTAGTTGATCAAGACAGCCATCAATTACAGATGCAATAGATAGACGGTCAAATTCACGAGGAATACCTCCAGTAATCATTCCTATAGATAGATTTTTAAGTTCACTCTGAGGGAATGTTTCCTTATTTTGTCTAATACAACTCATAATATCTTGACAATACAAATGACGAGGATAAGGCTCACCATTAGTCAAAACACCTTCATTAAGTTTTCTTAGATACAGTTCAACGTTGCATTTTTCTCTTTGCTCTTTGATAATATCGAGTAGTACATATCTTCCGGGATTAGACTTATTTTCACTATAAAGCATTGAATTACAATGATTATAAAACTGTTGTAGTTGTTCCGCAGTTGCATCAATAAGACGAATCTCTTCTTGAGTTCCATCAGACTTTCTAGGGAATTTCCAAACAAAAGATTTAATATCATTGTTCTTAGCATTAATAGCTTCCGTAAGTTTTTCTTTAATAGTTGTCATTTTGAAAAGACTTTTGTATGTTCATAAATTGGTTATCTTAAATTGTATATTCATATCTGGTTTCTTGTTTCTTGGCTACAAATTTTATAAATTGAATGGCGTTGTATTTATAAGCAACCATAGTTTGTCCGTCAAACCATTTATCAATTCCAGCACGGACTTCTTCGTATTGTAAATATCCAATTTCATTTATATTTATAGTTCCTTGTTGCCAATTTGGATATCTTATGCACATGATATACTTTTCGTACAAATCTGTAGTTTCTATATTTTCAAATACGTATGTAATATATCCGAATGAATCTTCATTGCTAACGAGTAGTTTTACAAGAGATACCATTAGAATAATATATACAACCATATTTTGCGAAATCTGATCTAGTATTTTCTATACCTATAAAACATGGATATTTTTTACATGCTTTACAGGTTCTATCTGGAAACTTTAACTTAATTCCAATCATTTAAATATTAACGCTAAAATTAAAGCAACTGAAATAGTTATTCCTCCAATTTTCCAATATGCTAACTTGTTATTGTTTTTCTTAAGTTTTAAATTTAAATCATTAATTTGATTTAGATACTCATTATTTAACTGCTTATATTCAATAAGCTGTATTTGTCTTAGAGTATCTACAGCAAGAAGATTACAATTTAGTTCTTCAAAGTTAATTAGTTGCTCTTTTAAAAGCGTATTCTCAGTAAGAAGACTTTTATGTTCAGCAAATATTAAATTAGCATATTTAATTTCAGAGGCTGTTAAGGATTGAATCGAGTCTTGATTTATTTGATTCGATGTATTCTCGGAATATACGATAGTCCTCGTTAACATCATTATCAAGAATATCATTAAGCTCTTTCGCATATTGTTCTCTATTATTTTTAAGTTTTATATATACTGTATCAATTTTAGTAATTATACTATCATTTTTTACATAAATACTATCAATAACATTATTTATAGAATCAATTCTTTCAATATGTTGTTGAGCTACCTCTATTTGAGGTTTTCGTATTATATATAAATATCCTAAAATTATTATAAAGAGAATAACACATCCTATAACAATTTTCTTATTCATTTTTCATTCTTTTATATCCATCAATGTAATAGTCTGGATTCTCTTTAAAGAATGTAGCTTCATTTACAAGAAAAGATTGAATGAGTTTACGATTGATATATCCGGGTTTAGTTGATACCAATGCGTAATTTTTGTTTTTACGAGCACGACCTGTTGCAATTTCAATGCCAAGGTCTTTGTCAAATTTATCAGAAGGTGAACAAATGGCAAATCCTAGTTTTAGACCTTTATTAAAGTCCAAATCAATCAAAGATCCTTCAGTAGCCCACATGTCACCATATTTAAGGTCTACACTAAGTGCGGCAAGAACAAAGTTATGAACACCAGCTTCGTCTTCAAAACTATCTACCAAGATTTCAACTCTTTCTTTCATAATTTATCAATATAACGGATTATTAAAAAGTTTTTAAATTTCTTTATAATTTGAATGTCTTTAATATTAAGTTCTTTATTAGATTTATAATATCTATTTGATAACATTACAAATCCATTTTTATAAACTTTATATATAGATACATTATAGATAATGTCTTGTTCCATTAAAACTATAATTGTGAACAAAGTTTCCTTTCTCATTAAATCTATTAATTAAGTTTTGAACATTAGTATCAAAACATTTAATAGAATAAGTAGATTGAGGAAACACATCATTACTTTTAAGTTGAATAATCAACTTAGCATAGACAGAACTCTGCTTAGCAGGGATTGTATGAAAGTGTTCATCACGCAATTTAAATTTGTGCAATGCTTTTCTTTCATCAACACTTTTAGCCCATCTTTCAGAACTAAAGTTGTAAAGGGGACGAGTAAATTCTTTGAACTCCTCATCAATTTGATACGGCTCCATTTTCTAAGGCTTTAATCAATTTGTTATTTTCTTGTATATATCTTTTTAGAAACTGTGCTAATGTAATAGCTTTATCTTTATTTTCATTATTTAATCTATAATAAATAACTCTTTTTAAAGCACTGTCTAAGGTTATACCATAGGCAACTACTTTAAATTCTGAACGTTCGTTACTTTTTCCTTTATTGACTGTATGAAGTAATTCTAAATCAAATAAAGGAGTAGTATCATCAACCGTTTCAAGTCTGAAATCAGATTCTTCAATAATCATTTTTTAATTCCAGCTGTTCGTTGATTAATACCGCCCGGTTTCTTATTACTATTCTTATAAGATTGAGGTTGAGCGTCCCACCATTTTTTAGCACTTTCAAGAGCAGCAAGTTTCTTTTTATATTTCATACACTAAGTTGAATACAGTTAGAAGGAAATTTATCTCCAAGTTCTTTTTTCCAATCTTTATAAGAGTTAGTAAAATATACTTTATTAAAAGTATTAGCTAAATTAAATAATCCTTTCTCATTAACCATATGAATAACAATGATATCAATTGGTTTATCTGTAAATTGTCTTAATTTTTCATATAAACCAAGGAATGTACCACCGCCATCACACAAATCATCAATAATTGTTAATGGTTTGTTATTAATAATTCCAGGATTTTCAATTTCAATACTTTCAATTTTACCAGTATCTATGTTACGTTTCTTATTGGCAAGTATAACATTACTATCGTCATCTAAATACATTGAATAACGATCATATGAACCTTCATCAGGAAATACAGGCAAACCATTAATTATGTCTGTATTAATAATATCAAACATATCTCGAGGTATTACACTAGTATAATTATAATACCTTTCTAATAGGTTGCGAGTTTTATCAGAATGAGGTTCAAGAATAGTAACATAACGTGCTTTTAAATTACCTATACGTTCAATAACAATAAATAGACTATAGGCTCTGTTAAAGTCCATTACTCTATCCATACGCATTGACATTAGATAATAAATATTTAAGCCCCAGATTATTCCATTTCTATTTAGAATATCTGCAACTTGTTCTAAGATGAATAAATCATCTGCAGATGTAATACGACAATTAACTTCATAATCTGATTTTCTAGGTAATTCTTCAAATTTTATTTGAATTTCACCATCAGGAAATTTATAAATATCGTATTTTATATCCGATTTTTCAGGATTTAACAAATCTATTCTCATAATGTAGAATTTATACGTTCTCTAATTTCTTCAAGACTATAGTCTATCAGTAACTTACCGTCTTTAAATACGGTAAGAAGTTCTCCTGTTTTTTCTTCTTCAGCAGATACTTCGTCAATAGCTTTATACGAACCATTTTCAAGTATTACTTTAATATATCCTTTAAGAGAGTTCTTAGTACCATCATCAGTCTTAGGCTGCTTAAAGATAGCTCTAAATTCTCCATTGACAGATGCGCCAGTGGCCTTAATTGCAACTAAAAAAGCCAAGCGCTTTGTCCCATTTTCTATGCATATAATCACAATCTTTTAAATATTTAGTTATTTTTTCTAAATCATATCTAGATGCGATATCTGCTTTTACATAACCTTTATTGCTCATTCTGATATTGAATTTTATATTATAAAATTCATCTATTTTAGAAAATAACTCTACAAATCTATCATGCCAATTAGGATGAACTTCTATTCTTAATGAAATTGATCCATGACAGGTTTCTGTTTGATTACTAATCCAAATACTTCCATCTCCATCAATAAGACCTATTAAAAAATAAATTAATAAATCTTTTTTATAAAATACATCTAATTTTGGAGGATTATATGTTTTTGGATTAATATATTCTAAAATAGAATACCATTTTTCTTGAAATTTTTTGTCTTGAATTCTTAAATCAATAAATTCAGAATTTTCTTTAGAAAATCCTCCTGATTTAATTCTTAACGTAGTTTTACACTTTAAATGTTCAGCTAATACTTTTAAATAATCTTGATCTTTACCAGAAAGACAAAAACATAATACTCCTCCTGGAGATAAATGTCCGTCTGCCATTATAAATCCCCACCAATATGCAGATTGAGGAGTAAGATTATCTAAGAAATCTAAAGAACCTTGTCTTTTTCTCTTAATTTGAGATTTGACTTTTAGTAATTGAGCTTTATTCATCATTTGGTCATAAGTTCTTCCAGGAAGTGCATTTAATAATGTTTCCATGTCAGAATATTGCCAATGATATTTAAGCAACTCAATTTCTTCTTCAGTCCAAGTTTTATTCTTGTGAATACCTAATTCTCTAGCTTTCTTTTGTAAAGCTTTCGGAGTTCTATTTAAACCAAATTCGTCAATACATTCTTGAGCTGAATGGTCTAAATAATAAGTGTGTAAAATTTTAATTTCTTCGTCTGTCCAACTTTCAGATTTCATAATAATATAATTTTGTTAATTGTTAATTTTATATAACAAAATTATATTTTATAAATGAAAGCGACAAAGCAATAAATGTTAATTGTTGTTAATTTTTGTGGACTATATCATAATCCTAAAATATTTAGGATCCCGGATGCTATAGGCTCACCGTAGTGTCCTTAGTCTCTGAACCTTCCTCGATCTTCCCCGAGGCTCGGCTGCTGATAAAGAATTAACAAACTCTTCCCAGCAATTCTTCCAGTTTTCGATATGCATTACTGCATAAAGGGGCTTGCAATTAACCCAAGCGAGTCTCTGCTACGAAATTGGTATGTAAAGCTCCCCACACCCAACGAAAGGTTGCATGCAGCTAGCTGTGCGTTCTCTAATCTAAGATATATCTGTTTCTGACGTTCAAGAGTGATAGAATCACCATAGAGAAGTCCAATTTTTGTAGATGGATAACGATAGTCTTTGGAAGTTGTATTCCAACCAAAGATTTTACCAAGCATATAATATGCTCCATAATACTGACCTTCAGATACTTGAACATATTCACTATCCTCATTAAACGGATCATAGCAACAGTAATACTTACCTTCTATAATTCTAGTATTAAAATGAGGATTAGTACGCAGTCCACAGATAATATCTACTGGATCACCAGAATCAGGACGAATAACAACTCTACCATCACGAGCCATAATCTCCTTCTTCAAAGTAGGAAGAAAATCTTCAACCACTTGCCAAAAATCCCAAGTGTCTGACACAATACTTACAAATCCAGAAGGATAGACCTCGCTAATAAGACGTTTAAAATATAAAAACTCTCCTATTTTTAAAATTTCTTCAGGAGAGGCTTTCTTTGTTTTCATATTTATAAGCTTTTTTTAAATTATCAATCTTCCATAAAGGTTGAAGATTTTTGTAATTAAAACATTGTTTCTGCTATTCTGGATCAGATAAATCAAAAGAACTGCAAGGTCGAATGTGATCTAAATGCCATTCTCCATAATTTTCCCAAGTCATACCTTCTGTAAACATCTTTGAAATATAATCTTTAAGAAAATCTACATCACATCCTATTAATTCCATAGTATGCTAAGATTTAGATTCTCCTTTGAGAGCATGTGCTACTCTACGTCTGAGATTATTTCTTATTTTATGACTTAAAGAATTTTTTGCCCATTCTTGTTTTTGCTTTCGTAGTTTATCCTTATTTTTCTAACGATAAATTTTATCATAAGCGGCTTTTTCTTCTTTATGAGAATCAGAATAGACTTTCTTTTGTTCAAGAATCTTTTCTTTATTATTCTAATAATAATTTCGTCTAGATTCATTAAACTATTCTTTATGGGAATCTCTATAAGCTTTATTTTTCGCATTTCTACATTCCTTACAGTTAGTATCTAATCCATCTTTATTTCTACTTTTTTTAGGAAATTCTGAAATAGGTTTTACCTAATTACAACAAGTACATTTTTTAACGTCCATAATATTTAAAAGTTTATAAATTGTTTTAAAAAATATATCTATAATTCTATGATAATAAAATGATTTATAAATCATATTTATTTCCTTTGGAATCAATGTATCCAATGATTTTATCATTATCATCTAGTATTACTTGGTCAACATCTACAGAACAAGAACATGCACAGGCTACAGAATGTTCTGTTGCCGGAACAGTTGCTGCAATAAGCTCGTTAGCAGAATTTGCATTATAATATTCTTCTACAGCTCTAATAGCAGGAATTGTTTCTGAACCACAGAATGAAGTCATATGTGCCATTCCAGATATAATAGAAGCTTCTACTCCAGCCATACCTCTCATAGAGAAATCATGGCAACAGAAGCCAATATTTACATCTGTAGGAAAACCAGTTTTATCAGCATGTCTTTTCAACTCTTTTTTATAAAGACGAGCAGAAGTAGCTGATGTACAAGGCATCCAAAGAGTACAACTAATTAGAGTTTCTAGATAATTAGTAAGCCAGAAAAACTCAGGAATAGTATTTTTAATAGTCATCATTGGAACACGAATAGGACAAATACTACCTTCAGGAAGAGCTTTAATCTCAATCGGAAGATAACCTAAATCCCACAATGCTGCAATGTGTTCAGTACCAACATTAGAAATTCCAACAAAGTTATTAACTCTGTTATAAAATTCATTTATTACCTCATCTTTAGGTCTATTAAAGAAATTCTCATTAAATTGTTTAATTAGATATTCTTTAATTAGATACTGAATACCAAATACTACTGAACCTTCAGTTGCTTCTGGAAAATACTTATTACTACGAGGAGTCCAATTAGAATATACAAGCTCAGTGCCTTGTGGATATTGAAAATGATGTCCAAGCTTGTAACCGTCTGTGAGAAGAATAGTTTCTTTCATTTTAAAGTATATTTATTAACAAGTTGTTTGATAAAGTCATTAACATTCAATTCAGAATCAATGTTTTGAATGATAATTTCATCTCTAATCTCGTTAATCTCAGGAATTTCAAAACTAATGCCCATCATTTTCTCTTTATAACCTTGAAGCATTTCTTCAAAATCGTATCTGTTCAAATTGTAAGTTGCAGCAAAACCTCGCAAGTCATTATACAAATTGCATTTTTCGTCACTTAACGCGCTGATTTTAGACTCCAATTCATTGATACGGTCAATCTTACTCTTGGCAAAAGAATAGCGTTCATCAGGCTGCCAAAGCTGTTCCAGAGTACATTTTTGAACTTCAAAGGATTCTTTAATTTTTTCTTGAATCCTGTTGGCTAAAGCATTAACTTCTTGTTTAGTTAACTTTTCCATTGTAATAATTTATTGCGGCATTTCTTGCCTCGGTTAATTTTTCAATTACTTCTTCTGCAGATAAACTTTTATCAAGTTCTATAATACCGATATTGTTTTCTACAATCCAAAGTTTATTCCATTTTTCTCTAATCTGAAAACCATCTTTAATCTCTGTAAAGACTTCTTGTGTAGTCTTTTCTTTCTTTTTGTTTTTATACTGTTCCCAGTATGACTTTAGTTTATTCATATTAAATTAGTTCTGTAGCTTTTTGAGCTAGGTTATCAACATAATTATTCCATTTAGTTTCAAATGAATCGTCGGTTTGATGTCCTTTTACATGTATAAACTTAATGTCTTTACATAAAGAACTAATTCTATTGAATTGTTTATCATATTCTTGCCATAATTTAATATTCTTTTTTCTAGACCAACCTTGTGAAGCACAACCTATTACATATTGACTATCTGAATAAATAGTAATACTTTCATATTCTTTTTTAATAAGTCGTAATGCAACAACTAATGCTGCTAACTCCATTTGATTATTAGAAGTACGTTTATACATATTAGAATAATGAATAAGTTCTTTATCATCTTCTAATAATACTAA